ATAAATGGCCAGGTGTTGTGGATCTCGGCCAAAGCGCATCAGCAGCAGGTCACCGGGCTGCATGTCGTCGCGGGATACGGCGATCAGGCCGGGCTGCCCGTCCAGCGCCGTTTTGAGCAGCCCTTGAAATGGATCGCGCCCGTAGCCCTGCACATCGAAATATTCAACATTGAGGTCATGCGCGACAGATAACACCAGGCCTGCACAGTCAAGCGCCACACCCTTAATTCGCCCCTGGTGATGGAAAGGTGTGCCGAGGCAGGAGCGAGCGGCTGTAATCACGTCGTCAGTGGTCATCGCGTCCCCACCTGCGCGGCCTGGCTGCTGGTCGGGATGTTCGGGAAAAAGCCGCCGTTGACGACGTTGTTGAATTTATCCCGGCAGTCCTCCAGGCTTTTTCGGCACCCGGCGATCATGGTGTAGGCATCGCCAATGACCGGCGTGTAGTAAAACGGCTCGAAGGTTTCGATCACGCCCGCCGCAAAACTTTTTATTTCCAGCGGCTTTAATCCGTTGTTGAGTCCGCTGGTGAATTGAATGGTGCCAGCGCCGAAATAATCGTCGGCTTCGGCGCGTGCCGAGTCGGTGACGATGCTGAGACTGGTGACGCTAGTTAGCGTGCCGGTGACAGTGAAAGAGGCCACGTTGGCATTGCAGCCGCCGTATTCCGTGCCGCCGAATGTTTTCGGGCAGGCGGCAGTGTAGGTTTTTCCGACCGACTGGTTTATGGCGTCGATCAGTGCCATTTCCTCGATCACGTAACGCGAGTCTTTAAGCGTCGTTTTCCCAAGGATCGATGCTGTAATCGGCTCTTCGTCTTCGGCCGGGCTAGTCCAGGTGGTAGCGAAAAGATAGGCGCGGGCGCCGTCGAATACGCCGCTGTTGATCTGGTCGTAACCGATGCCGGCCAGGCCGGCGATGCCTTCGAGGTCAATGACGGCCGGCGCCAGCGAGGTGGTCGAGTTGTACCCCGTGAAATCGTATCCGGACGTTGATAAATAGGTGTGGCCGCTCATCACCAGGTCGCGCGGGTGGTGTGTGAGGTAGATCGTCGATCCGATCTTCGGCACGATGCGCAGGCAGAGGACGCGATAGCGGTAGTCGGCGACGGCGGGTTTCATGGCGTGACCAGCTCGATGATGTCGATGCTGCCGGCCTCGCGCACATTTTGCGCGACATGCTGAATGTCGATTCGGGAGTTAAAGCGGCACGGCAGGTCGAACTCGCAGCCGGCGGTGACGGCCTCTCCGTTCTGTGGGCGGGTGTTTAGGGTACCGCCACTGCTGTAGGTGGAAAATCCGCTGGTGTCGATGTCGATGGTAATGCTGACGCCAGCGCTGATGGCGGTGATGCGGCCGCGCAGGCCGTTGATCTGCGTCATGCCGACAACGCCGAAGAAATGTACCGACTCACCGACCAGGAAGCTGTGCCCGGCGCAGGGGATGACCGGCGCTACGGCTTTGGGTATGGTTCCGGATACGTTGGCGGTTTTGTTGGCGGAAAACGTGACGCGTCCGGTAGTGGTGACAACGCTCCAGTTGACAACCGGAGAATTGAGGATTTCGACCAGGCCGATTCCGACGCGCACGGTACCGGCCACCGGTTTGAAGATGGTGCGCAGCGGGTAGCCGATGCCGAGCGGGCTGGCGCCGGCGCCGTAGTAGTTCTGGATTTGATAGAGGCCGACGGAAATTCCCGCCATGGCGTCGTCAAAGGCGGTTGGGGCGCCGGTCTGGGCGTTGGTGCTGTAGTCATCGGCACAGCGCACGCGAAAGCCCGCATACATTCCGTAGGCACGATGGTAGAGGGCGATGATGCGCGTCCAGAGGTCGGCGCGATCCAGGGTGTAATTGACGGTGAACTGGCGCACCGGGTAGTTGTGAATCAGCCGTCGGTATTCTGAACCGCCCCGTGTGGTGGTAATGTCGACGGCGTATTCGTCGGCGTAGGTGGCGCCCATGCGCACGTCGACGGGCAGGCGCTCTTCGAGGAATTCGGACATTTAGCGATACCTCCCGGCGCCGTCGATCAGCGCCAGACCTTCGCGGGCGCCCTGCCCGGCCGCGCGGCGCACGTCGGGGGCGTTGGTGCCGTTGACATAGACGTTGAAGGTATGCCCTCCGCCTGCGCTGACGCCGAGCTTGCCGTCGCTTCCGCGTTTGAGTGGGAGGATGGCTTCGGCTCCGGCTTCGCCCATCAGGCCGACCCCGGAGGCGAAGGGAAACAGGGTCGGGCGGCTGACGATGCTGCCGGAATACGATGACAAACCCGGCGATGCGTAGACGCCACCGGCGGCGTTTTTGAATAAATCGCCAAGCCAATTGAGGCCAGCGCCTAGCAGGCCGTCGCCCTCGCCGCCTCCGGCTTTGCCGAACAGGCGCTTGGCCAGATCAGCGGCGACGGCGTTAGCGATGAGCTTCTGTACCATCGTGCCGAACGATTTGAGCATACCGTCGACGCCGTCCTTGAACGGCTCGAAAAGGAATTCTGCCATCGCGTCCTGCATGTTGCGTGCGGCCTGCACGGCGAATTCGGAGAGATCGTCAGTTGCTTCCTTGGCGGTATCGGATAGGGTGCCAAGCGCAGTCTGTGCGGCTTCGCTGAAAACTTCGGCACTGATCTTCCCTTCATCAAAGGCTTCGGCCAGCAGCAGCATCTTCCCGCGCATTTCTTCGAGCTTGGCGGTTGGTGTTGCGGCGAGCAGGTCGTTCAGCTCTTTGGTTTTTTCGGCGGTCTTGATGGCGGCGGATGCTGCCTCGACTTGAGCAGTTACCAGCTCTTTCCAGGGCTCGGGCATGTCCTTCCAGACCGCCGAGCGCATCAGGTCATAGAGCATCGATTCGGCATCGTCGAGCTTCAGCGTGGACTTTTCTGCGTCGAGCAGGTTTTTGTTGAGCGATTCGATCGCGCGGGCATAGGATTCTGCCGCCGGGGTCAGCAGGTCGGTGTAAGCGTCCTCTTTTTTTGCGCGCCCTGTTTTGTCTGGTTTTTTTGGCGTATCAAGGATTTCGGCCTGCTTGACACGCGAACCGATGCCCTCATTGCCGTAGTTTTCGGCGCCGGCCAACGCCTGCCGCTGCTGTTCAAGCTTGAGCAGGGCGAGCTGGTTTTTCTTGCGCTTGTAGCGCTCGGCGTCCATGTAGCCTTCTTCTTTGGCTACGCGCTCCATTTCGGCGAGTTCGGCACGGACGGATTTAAGATTCTCGGAGGTGTTTTTGAAGGGGTTGATCGTAGCGCCGGCGTTGAGCGCGGCGAAAAATCCACCGGCGGCGACGGTGCCTTCCAGCATTTCTGTGGTGATATCGCGCAGGCCTTTGACGACACCGCCCAGGAGCGAGATTTTAAGACCGTCGATCGCCTTGCCGATCTTGGTCATGTTGTCATTAAAATCTTCTGATGCTTTGGCCAGCTCGCCGGTCATGACACCGCCGAACTTGGCCAGCTCGTCGGCGGCGCTCTTGATGCCGTCGCTTCCGCCCTTGAGCAGCGGGATCAGGTTAGCGAACGATTTACCGAGAACGTCATTCAGCGCGCTGGCGACGCGGGTTTCGTCGCCGGTGGCCTTGACGCGATCGGCGATCTGCTTGAAAACCTCAAGAGCGGTCTGCCCAGAGTCTGGCGCTACGCCGAAGCGCGCCAGGGCGTCGGTGGCTTCTTTCGATCCGTTGGCGGCGTCGCCCATGACACGGTTCAGCTTGGTCAGGGCGGCGCCCAGGTCTTCCATGCTCAGGTCGCTAAGCGACGCGGCGTAATCGAGCTTGCTTAAATCCTCGACGGCGATGCCTGTTTTTACTGAGAGTTTCTGGAGTTTGTCTCCGGCCTCGGCGAGGTTTTTGACCATGCCGGCAAAGGCGACACCGGCGCCGACCAGCGCCAAGCCCTTGAATGAGGTGCTGACGGCTTGCGCCTTGGTGGAGAGTGTCGACAGCGATCGGCTGGCGCTGTCGAATGCGGACTTGGTCTGGTCGCTGGCGGTGAGTATGATCTTTGGGTTAGCGGTTGTCATCTCGTATCACAATCATGTCAAGTATCGCTGCATCCAGATCGTCAATGCCGAGATAGTCGGCTACCCACGGCAAGGCTTGCCAGTCGATGGTGCCACCCATCAGGTTCCACGCGAGCAGTGCTGGGCGGCTTTCTGCCGGCACCGATCCGGCAGGCATCGGGCGGCGCGTGGACGCCAGCCAGTCCGCTAGGCGTTTCCCCGGTTTTCTGTGGCCTCCTCGTGGCGCTTGAAGGCGTCGACGACACCCATCACGATCGGCTGCCATAAGTCCGATCGGTCGGCGATCCAGGCCTTGAAGACGTCGGCATCGAAGGCCAGCGGTTCGGGGTCGCCTCCATTGATCAGGTCGGACTCGTTGACCTTGCTCCAGCCGACCACCTGGTCGGCGGCAAAGTCGATGCTGATCGACCCGCCATTGGAGACGGCGCGATGCACTTCGAGCACCGACGGTCGGCGGATGATAAACGTGTGCCCGCCGGCCTCGATGGTGCTTTCGCGGCTTTTGTTGAAGCGGGCCAGGTCGATGGTTTTCATCAGACGTTATAGACCGAGAGACTGCCGAGCATGGTGATCTTGGCCGGGCTGGTGGTGACTTCCTGCTTGCCGCCACCAGGCGCTCCGGTGTAGCCGACGGTTCCGTACCAGAGTACGAAGGCGCCATCCGGCCATAGGCATTTGAAGCCTTTATTGGCGCGCGTAGCGAAGGCGGCGATCATGGCTTGCTGCGCTGCGGCTGCAGGGTCCCATTGCACGGTCATGTCGGCGCTTTGGGCTGACGCTCCGACGACGATCTGGGTGTCGATGATGTCATTGACGGTGGTGGTATCGACGGTTTTGATCTCGCCACCGGCGAAGCTGAAATCCTGTACGCCGGTGATCGAGGTACCGAGCGTTACCTTTTTTGCCGTGCCGCTGGAAAATGTGCTGTACAGCGTGGTGTCGATGCCGGTGGTACCGTCAACGCCAGCCAATTGAAATGAATTGGCGTCAGGGACGGTTCCGATTTTCATGAGCCGGCCGTTGAGCTCGACCATGCCCTGGATCTCCATGAGCACGGTGTCGCCGGCAATGAATCCGTGCGATGTCGAACTGCAGACGCCCGGCGCGGCCTTGGTGATGGCGGTGATGGTTTTTGCGGCGGCGATGGCAGACTCCATGTAGAGCTTGAGGCCGCTGTTGGTTTTGATACCCATGGTAAATGCTCCTAGAGTGCCGTCGCCGGGGTTCCGGTGGCGGTGTAGTAAGTGACTCGAAAAACGGCAGTAGCGATGCCGACGGGTTTTTCAAGATCGTCGGACATTTCTATGTTTATTGATTCAAGCTGCAAGGCCTTGGCCTTTCCGCTCAGGGTTTGATTGCCAAGGGCTGTTTCGACTTCGGCGAGCATGGTGTCAAGCTTGTCGTCGAGGTCGGTGACTTGCTTGGATACGCAGCGAATCGAAAGCTGCAGGTTGCGTTCCTGGGCGGAGTTTTCTCCAGGGCCAAGGGTGACATCCTGCTCGTCGTCGGTGTTGATCAGCAGGCACGGCAGGTCGGTGTCGCGCAGGGTGTAGATGCGCGACTGATAGACGCGGGCGCCGGTGGTCGTCAGCCCGGTTAAGAGGGTAGCGGCAGCTTCGCGGATTTGCTGGCGGACGTGGCTCATAGTTCAAGCTGCAAGGTGGACACGCCGGTGCCGTCGTTAACCCAGTCGCGCACAGCAAAGGTGCGGGCGCCGACGGTAAGGGTGACGGCGCGTGGGTCGGCGGGCAGGTCGGCGGTTTTCATCGTAAATCGCGGGGCGTTACCGCCGACTATGCCGAATTCGTTGGCCGGAGATTCGTCAAGGATGCCACGCACAGGCACAATG